ATCGTTCCCAAGATTGTGCGCACTTCTGCATCTCGCGGTCAGGCTCAAGTTAGCAGAGCGGAAGCACCTGGATGGTAAGCGAAGGGTTGATCTCTGCCCAGGAGGTTGCCACTCGATTGAATATTACAATGAACAACCTCAGGCAGTTACAACATCGAAAGCAACTCGTGTGGGTGCAGAAAGTGGGGCGCAATGTCTATTATCTTGAACAGGATGTGGTCGCGCTCGCGGTCAAACGAAAAGGGTCTATCGAATAGTAGTATCGCCACCATGATTGTTATTGAAGGAGAAGTAACAGTTGCGGAGATTGATGAGGCGCTGCGCAACATTAGAGAGATGCTTGTAGATCGCTACGGCAATCGCTTATCACATCAAAAGAAAGAATTGTTGCTAAGCAGCATCGATGATTTACTTGACGCAAGGATTAATTTAACTAAGTAAGAAGGCGAGCGATGGAAGTAACGAGAAGGCTGATAGCGGATCTAACTCTTGACCCACGCAATGCACGCACCCATTCACAAAAGAACCTGGATGCAATTGCTACAAGTCTTACAAAGTTTGGCCAGCGCAAACCAATTGTTGTAACAAGCGATGGTGTTGTACTGGCGGGCAACGGAACGCTTGAAGCGGCAAAGAGTTTGAAGTGGGACCACATCGCTGTAACTGTTACACCAGCCGACTGGGATATTGATACGGCACGCGCTTACGCTTTGGCAGACAACCGCACCGCTGAGTTGGCCGAATGGGATGAAGCAGTCCTGGCACAACAACTTTTGGAATTGCACGATGCAGACTTTGATATTGAAGCGCTTGGTTTCGAGATGCCACAGGTCATTGAACCTGAACCGCTCGACGAGGATGAAATACCTGCTGAGCCTGAGGCCAAGGTAAAACACGGTGACCTTTGGCAGTTGGGCGAGCATTTACTCTTTTGCGGCGATGCAACCGAAGTTGGCGCTTATGAACGCTTGTTGGGCGATGACCAGGTCGATCTCGTTTGGACCGACCCACCATATGGCGTGTCTTATGTAGGCCAAAACGGAATGACTATTGAGAACGATAACCTGGACATCGGAGCGCTCGAGGAATTCTTGCGCCAATCATTCAACTCCATGGTTACTTTTACCAAGCCTGGCGCTTGCTGGTATGTGGCTGCCCCTTCGGGTAACTTGTTCCAAGCCTTCAGCATCCCGCTCAGCGAACTCCAAGTTTGGCGACACACGCTTGTGTGGGTAAAGGATGCCTTGGTTATGGGCAGAGCCGACTATCACTACCGCCACGAAAGCATTTTCTACGGTTGGACCCCAGGGGCTGCGCATCAAGAACCGCCCGATCGCAAGCAGGACTCGGTGTGGGAAGTTCCAAGGCCACGGTCAAACAAAGAACACCCAACGATGAAGCCAATTGAATTAATTACACGCGCTATCAACAACTCATCGAGAGCCAATGACCTGGTGCTTGACCCATTTGCGGGGAGCGGTTCCACGCTGATTGCTGCGGAACAGACAAGACGGCGTGCCAGGGTGATGGAAATTGACCCCAAGTACTGCGATGTAATTATTGCTCGTTACGAAAGAATTACAGGTAAGACGGCAGAACTTTTGCCTGGAACTTGAGCAAAAGATGGAGGAAGCCGAGCAAAACATTACAGAAGTAGCCGAACCAACCCCTGAGGAGAAGGCTGCGGAACTGGAAGCCAAGGAAGCCAAGGTCCTGGAACTACGAAGGGCGGGTTTTACTTTTCAACGGATAGCCGAAGAGGTCGGGTACGCAACACCGTCAGGTGCGCAGCGAGCGCTGGAACGGATTATGACGCGCAATGTCCCGCAAGCGCCTGAGGAATTCCGCTGGCAAGAGTTGGACCGTTTGGATCGGATGCAGGTTGCTTTATGGCCCAGGGCTATGAAAGGCGATGATCGTGCTATCGGTACGATTGTGCGTTTGATGGAAAGAAGGGCAAGATTGGTGGGGATAGATGCTCCACAGCGAATCCAAGCAGAGGTGGTGAATTATGACGGAACTAGAGACATTGACGGAGACATCGAACGCATCGTCAATATCCTCCGAGGAGTGGATAGCAGCAAGCCGTTGGAAGTGGAAAGTGGAACAAGCGAGAGCGGAACAACTGCCACCGCAGGGGAGTTGGAAGACTTGGCTTTACATGGCGGGGCGCGGAGCGGGCAAAACGAGAACGGCAGCGGAGTGGTTGGCCTGGGAAGCGATCCAAAACCCGATGACCCGCTGGGCGATAGTAGCCCCTACCTTCGGTGATGCTAGAGATACCTGCGCTGAGGGCCAATCAGGAATTCTAGGCGTTCTGCGTAGATACCGAATGCTTAAAACTTGGAACCGCAACAACGGTGAAATTATCCTCAACAACGGTTCCCGAATTAAACTTTTCTCTGCCGATGAACCTGAGCGCTTCCGTGGCCCACAACACCACGGAGCCTGGTGCGATGAGTTGGCTTCTTACCGATATTCCGATTCTTGGGACCAGTTGCAGTTTGGGCTACGCCTGGGCGAACATCCCAGGGTTATCGTTACCACCACCCCCAAGCCAACGCCCCTCATTCGGGCCTTAGCGGGCCGCACAGACGGCTCTGTCGTGGTCACACGCGGCTCAACCTTTGATAACGCGGCCAACCTTGCCCCTGCCGCCCTGTTGGAACTTCAGGCCCGATACAACGGCACACGCTTGGGCCGCCAGGAGTTGTACGGTGAAATCCTCGAGGATGTTGAAGGCGCTCTTTGGACAAAGGGTCTGATTGAACGCGCTCGCCTTCCCAAAGCCCCACCTTTATCCCGCATCATTGTTTCAATTGACCCTGCGGTTACAAACACCAACGAAAGTGATGAAACGGGAATTCTTGTCTGCGGATCGGATGCCAACGGCCACGGTTATGTTCTTGGCGACTACTCGTTCCGTGGATCACCGCTTGATTGGGCCAGTAAAGCCGTGGCGGTGTTTGACGAATGGAAAGCCGACAGCATTTTGGTTGAAGTCAACCAAGGCGGTGACATGGTTAGCGCTGTGTTAAAGCAGGTGCGCTTAGGCTTACCCATTCGTGAAATCCGCGCCCATGTTGGAAAGCGTTTGCGTGCAGAACCAGTTGCTGCGATGTATGAGCAGGGCCGTATCCACCACATTGGTGAGTTTCCCTTGCTCGAGGATCAGATGACCATTTGGACACCGCAAGATGCAAAGTCACCCGACCGCATTGATGCAATGGTTCAGGCTTTCTCGGATTTACTTGGCAGGGCCAGCATTTCATCTTACTTTGGTGCGCTGGCAAACTTCTGTCCAGGTTGCGGATTACCAATGCCAAAAGCAATGTCGCATTGTTCTAAGTGTGGAAGCGCTATGATTGTGCCTACTCAATCTGAAGTGGCCGAGGAGTGAAATGTCTGTCGTTTATAACACCGTAATCAACCAAGGCGCTAACTGGTTCATCAACTTTCAGTATAAACAACCCGCAACGATCACAAACATCACAGGCAACGGAACAACTGTAACTTTTACAGCAGCCAACAACTTCACAGGCGGTCAAACCGTAAGCATCGATGGTGTTCTGCCATCTCAATACAACTTTCAGAATGCAACGATCGCAACTAGAACCACCACGGCTTTCACAGTAACCAATCCCGCAACAGGCATCTACATCTCAGGCGGCCTCGCAACCGTTCCAATCAACCTGACTGGTTACACAGCGGCTTTGCAGATTCGTTCCCTTCCTGAAAGCCCAACGGCGGTTCTTTCTTTGGCCACAGGCGGCAACGGCATCACAATCCCAACGCCAACCAACGGAACGGTGGAAGTTCAAGCCACGGCTGCACAAACCCGCGCAATCGTTGCTGGAACCTACTACTATGACATCGAGATAACTTCTACAGGCGGCATTGTTTATCGTTTGGCGCAAGGCCAGGTTGTAGTATCAGCGGAGGTAACACGATGAGCGATGATGCAGTAATTATTCAGCCGATTATTCCAACGGTTGTTATTTCATCCCCAGGACCGCAAGGCCCAGGTGGTGGAGAGATTTTCTATGTTCACACTCAAGCAGTCGCAAGCGCGGTGTGGAC